AGAAAGGCAAAGTGCCATCTTATGATGTTCTAGAATCATTAATGATGGTAAAAGCGAAAAGTGAGATTGAAATGGATGAATTTAAGTCACTAATTAGTTATCTAAAAGATGATAAATTAGTGTCTGATGTACATGATTTCAAGGAAATAGCAGTAAAATTTTTCAAGCAGCAAGAAACTATCAAGATATCCAACAAAATGCTTAAAAGTATTGAAGAAGGGTATGATGATAATAAATTACGTTCACTGCTTGAAGATGCTAAAGAGATACTAATCCCCACAGATAATGATTTGGGTTCATCTCCTTCAGATTTCATGGAGGAAATTTTTAACGATGAGGATGAGGCAAAGATACCTACAGGATATTTCGAACTTGATGCTGTTTTGGGTGGTGGACTACAAAAAGGAAATGTAGGACTACTTGCCGCACATACCGGTGCAGGAAAAACAACTTTTTCCACTGCAATGGCAGTTCAGGCAGCGATTTTGGGATATAATGTTCTCCAAATAGTATTTGAAGAATCCGAAAAAGATATTGTAAAGAAACAATTTGCATGTCTTACAAAGGATTATGTTTCCAATATGAGTCGAAAAAGATTATCGGAAAATACAAAAGCGGAGGTGCGACGATGGATGCCTATTGTTGATAAGCACATTAGGGTGAAGAGACTTCAGAACACTAAAACTACGTGGGAGGAGGTTGAAAATCTTGTTTTCAATATGCAGATGGTTCAGAATTTTACACCTGATGTAATTTTTATTGATTATTTTGACTGTCTGAAGCACACTACCGATATGCGTTTAACACAGGTACAGGCAGCGACAAGATGTATCAAAAAGATTGATGATTTTGCAAAAACCCATAAATTTGCAATTTGGGTAATGCAGCAAACGAATAGACAGGGTGCACAATCTGCAACCAGAGGAGATGTAGAGGGTAACATCCAGGGTGCATTTGCGGTTCAGCAGACTACAGGTGTCAATATGTTCCTTACAAAGTCCGAAGAAGAAAAAACATCTAATAAAGCAACCCTAATGATAAAGAAAAATAGACAGGGATGTCTTTGTACTTTCGAGTCATTCTATTTTAATAATGGTACATTGCAGATAGATATGTCTACCGCCACTACGAGTGCCGATGTTGAACTTGCTATTGCTGATTTTAATGCTGGAAGAGATAAAAATTGGGAGAATGTTCATACGGAATTACAAAAACATTACAAAAGGGAACAAGAACCAACTCCAGTAACTCCCACGTTAATAACAAATAGTATTAGTAAAACAGCATCTGAGAGTGGTTTTACATGCAGCGATACTTGTTATAATCCAAATCACGAATGGCCAAATGACTTTTAGAAAACCGTAGTTAAACTACGGTTTTTTTCTTTAATATATAATCCTTTTTTCGTATATTTTAGTGAGAGAAATTGAACCTTAACTATTTATAGAAAAATGTTTGATTAATGAATACACAATTTTATGGTATAAAATATCCGTTTAGTGAAGAAAGTGATAGACTTACTTTTTTCGACTTAAATGAAAATAAAGAAGATAGTGTGCGAAGTATGATACTTCACATTATTTTTACACCTAAAGGACAGAGGTTACGCCGTCCAGAATTTGGTACGGATTTGATAAAATTCATATTCGAACCCAATGATGGAATCAGTTGGGATGGTATAAAAGAAGAAATCAGAAAACAAATTTCATTTTACCTCCCTAATGTTATTTTTAATAACATTTCTTTAATAAGAGAAAATGATAATAATGCCATATTTGTTGAGATTGATTACACTGTTCAAAATAATGGTCAGACAACACAGAATAAAACACTTGTAAGAATTTAATTATATGGAAAAGGGTATTTCTTATTTAAATAGAACATTTGATGATTATAGGGAGAGTTTATTAGGATTTACAAGACAGTATTATCCTGAACTTGAAGAAGAATTTAATGATGCATCAATAGGTGCTTGGTTACTTGATGTTGTTGCCAATGTAGGTGATAATTTAAGTTATCATATTGATAGAGTATATCAGGAAACAAATATTGATAGCGCAAAGGAACGCGAATCTATATGTGCTTTAGCAAGAAATAATGGCGTTAAGATACCTGGACCCAAATCTTCTATGGCAGAGGTAGAATTCACGTGCGAATTACCGATTAACGGAACAAATGATACGACTAGTCCTGATTGGTCTTACGCCCCTTTAATTAGAAGGGGTACAAAAGTCAGTGCTGGTAATCAGGTTTTTGAACTGATGTACGATGTTGATTTCAATGAACAGTTTAATGAAAATGGTATATCCAATAGAAGGATAGTCCCAAAGAGAAATAGTAATGGATTTATTACTAAATACATTATTACTAAAACTGGAATTGTGACTGCAGGTGAAACAAAGATATACAGTAGAGTGATTAAAAGTAGTGACATTGTACCATTCATGAATTTTATTATCCCCGATAGCGACGTAATGAATATTGAATCAATTATTTTCAAAGACGGAACAAAACATTACGGTACCCCTACCATGACTGAATTTTTTTGGAAAAAGGAGACAACGCTTGGTACCGATGATTGTGGTAATGGAGGCGTTAAGTTATGGCGTTTTTTTGAGGTGGATTATCTTGCACAGCAGTTTAGGTGGGGCGATACACCTACTGGGTATTTAGGCACAAACGGATATGGTGAAAACGAATATTATATACGTAAAGGAGAGTGGATTCCGCTACGTCAAAAATTTATAACTGAATTTACGGATAAGGGTTATTTGAAGGTTACATTTGGTGCTGGTAATGCATATAATGATGGCATTACAGATAATAAAGATATGATTGCTCATATGGTAAATAATGATGGATTAGGAATTTTACCAAAGCAGAACACAACAATGTATGTGATGTATAGGAGAGGCGGAGGTAAGTCTTCTAATGTTGCTCAAGGTGCTATTACAAACATTAATTATTTAAATGCTGATTTACGAGGAACTAATAACAGTAAAGTAAATGAGGTGAAACGTTCTCTTACTGTAACAAATACGACCCCTTCGGTTTCTGGAAAAGATGCCCCTAGTGTTTCTGAGATAAAAAACCTAATAAAATACAACAATGGGTCGCAAGAACGTTGTGTAACACTCAAGGATTATCATGATAGGATATCTAAAATGCCGTCAAGATATGGTGTACCTTTTAGATATGGGGTAACTGAAGAAAATAATAAAGTAATGATATATATGCTCGGACTTGATGAAAACGGTCATTTAACTGATATTCTTCCTGAAGTTTTATGCGAGAATATACAAAATTATCTTTCAGAATATCGCATGATAAATGACTACATTGAAATTAAATCAGGTAGGATAGTAAATCTTCAGTTTGAGGTTGATATTTTTATTGATAAAAATTATAATACTTCAGATGTTGTTACCAATGTTATTCAAACAGTTCAAAAATATATGGATATTAATAAATTGCATATGGGTGATGATATTTTTGTGGGTGACATAGAGAAAGAAATTTCTAATGTAGATGGTGTATCCAATCTTATTGAACTTAGAGTTTATAATGTCTATGGCAATGGGTATTCTTCATCTAAAATCATGCAAAAGATTAAAACATACGAAGAATGCTGTGATAATGGAGAGGAAGCAGATAATGGTTTAGTTGCCGATAGAGACTGCATTGATTTAAAATATTCAAACAAAACACTTTATAGTGAAAACGATACAATGTTTGAGATAAGAAAACCTGAACAGGATATAATTTGTAAAGTTAAAATGCGATAAATATGGGTTGCAATTGCAAAGCAACTGAACAGATAATAAAAATCCATAAAAATTATGGTCATGAGATAAATAATCCTTGGCACGAAAAATTGGGTTTTAAATTATGGGAGGGTATAAAATTGATTTTCATTGCCCTCCTCTTTGTCGTTTTCTTTCCGGTCATTTTTATATTCGGCATTGCTATGATAATATCAGGAAAGGGGATTATTAACGTTAATAAATTACTAAATTTCTTTTTACGAAAAAATGGGTAAATATAATAAAACATATCGTATAAGGACCGAAGTAGGGAAAGATACTCATTTAAATGTTAAACTTGAACAAGAGTATGATGTTCTTGAATTGATGTCTTTAAAAATTGACCAACAAAACGCATATAAACTGCATACATCAGATTATGGAGTTATAGCTGGTCGTGTACTTGCAAACGGTGCTTTTGGTATTCCAAACGCTAAAATAAGCGTATTCATTAATATTGATGATACTGATATTAATGATGTAGTTAAAAGTGTATTGTACCCATATAATACGACAAATTCAAAAGATAAAAACGGTGTCAGATATAACTTATTATCAAACGAACAGAAAGATGATTGTCATACCGTAATTGGGACATTTCCTGAAAAACAGTACGTGTTGGATAATGATAACATTTTGGAGATATTCGAAAAATATTACAAATATACCACACGCACAAATAACGCTGGTGATTACATGATTTTTGGTGTTCCTGTGGGAAGTCAAACAATACATGTAGATATTGATTTATCAGATATTGGCATTTTATCTCAGAAACCGAGAGATATGGTTTATAAGGGATATGATATTAATCAGTTTGAAAACCCAAATAAATTCAAATATGATACTAATTTAAATTCCCTGGTACAGGTTATATCTCAAGATAGTGTAACAGAAGTTATACCGTTTTGGGGTGACGAAGACGAGGGCACTGTCGGTATAACTCGTTGTGATATTGATGTACAATATAAATTCGAACCAACATGCGTATTCATGGGGTCTGTTGTATCTGATACCGCATCTAATAGTATAAGTAAAAAATGCATCCCTTCTCCTGGTATGGGTGCCATGGATGAAATAACTACTGGTTCGGGAACAATTGAAATGATACGAAAGAAACCAGATGGAACAGTAGAAGAATTTCAGATACAGGGAACACAGTTGATAAATGGTGATGGAATATGGTGTTATCAGATTCCTATGAATCTTGATTATATGATGACAGATGAGTTTGGCAATATGGTGCCGACTAACGACCCTAATAAGGGTATCCCTACTAGAACTAAAGTTCGTTTTAGATTATCTATGCAGGATTTTGATACTGATAGTGTTAATATGTTCAGGGGTAAGATGCTCATACCTCATAACCCTAAAAATGAAGACGAAATAGATTATCAGTTCGGAACAAATACCAAAGATGAATCGTACAGAGATTTATTCTGGAATGGTGTTTATTCTGTAAAATCATATATTCCCAGAATCCAGAAAGGTTCGAATTGGAAGAACGAGAAATTCACTGGTTTTAAACGTGTCAATTATTATGGTGATAAAAATCCTATTCCTTATAATAACATCAGGATTAGAATACCTTTTATGTATACCATATTATGTGTATTGATAAAGGCGTTAATAAGATTGACTGGTTTTGTTAATTGGATTTTTAATTTGGCGGCGCCTGTAGTTGTAAGAGAAAAGGATGAAGATGGTGAAAAATCATCTGGTTCATTTATTTCTCTAAACGGTGAACTTTGCAATACCAATATGGATAACCTTTGTATAATACCTGGTGTAGATATTCAAGGGATACTTAATAAACAGAAAAAAAATAAATTAACCTTATTGGGTATGGCTGTCATCAAACAATATGTTGAAAATGGTGGTCAGAATATGTCTGATGGTTTTGTTACCGATGAAAGTAAAATTTCCATCAGAGACGAAAAATCTATCGATGATATTAATAAAAAGGAAGTTGTATCACCAGAGGGTGAGCAAGGCGAAATAGAAGCATCAAATGATGCAAAAAATGAGGATGATAAAAAATACAATATATCAATCCGAGGAATGCGCGTTACGGATGATATTGATTATCTGATACAGTGTGTTGAAATGAATCTAGCACAGGAATATCGTGTAATACAATTTGATTTTTATAACGACTGGATAAATGGACTTGTATATATTCCCAGATGGATGAGAAACATTAGCAAAAAACGTAGTTTCCTTTGGGGATTGATAACCTTTGGTGGAAAGGTTAAAGCATGCAATGAAAATTTTAATGGTAATAACAGAAATATTGTACAGCAATGTGCGTTAAGTTATAACATTAGTGATAATTCGGTGTCTAACCCAGAAGGATGCGTTAATAAATCAACAAAATTAAGATGTCATAAAAACCCTAGTGTCAGAAAAAAATACTCGATTTTCAAAACCGGTGGATTGGTATCTTCCGTTGAAACAAGTAAATCACAGTATGTATACTATTTTAAACCTTTAGAGGTGAATGGTGGTAAAAATGTACATCTTTTTTCTACCGATATCATTTTACTTGGTAGTTTGAATAGTTGTGACAAATGGGGTATACCTCAGGATTTACAAGAGTTAACATCAAGCTCTTATCAGATACCCCCTAATTTAGCATTAACTGATAGTGATTTGGAAGGAAATGACTATGGTATGGAAGACCTTGGTAACAATGCTCAAATTGTTATGAAAGTTAATGATAAATCTAAGCGTATTTTAAGTATGTCAATGAATGGTTGTTATGAGAAAAATGTGGGTATCAGGCAGCTTGATGAATATGGTAATTATACTGAAATTTCAGGTATAGACTGGGGATATGAAGGACCATTGCAGACTGTATCAAGTTCAGTGACTACATCTAAACTTTACAAACCAGGTGGACATTTTCTTGGATTAACTTGTAGAAACTCTGAAAGCACAATAAAAAGTTGTGTTAATTTGTCGCGCGTGTGCGAGTATGGCGTATGGATGTCACAAAGACATTCATTGAATATCCCGACTTCAGGAAACCCATATAGTATCAGTAGCGCTTTTAGAGATTCTTATGCTACTGTTCCTGCTGGTATCATTTCAAAGGATGAGATAAGTGACAACAATTATAGGACAGTTTTTGCAACTATGAATCACAATAATTTAAGAACATATATTGATGAAAGCACTGGGTATCCTATTTATGACTTTGCATATGTAAAACCCACTAATTTTGGTGGAGAGTTGAATGGGAAGATAACTTCTGAAAGGGTTTTCAATCGTTTGGTTAAAAGTAACTTAACAGAACAATATTATGAATATACCGATGATGATTATTATGAAATAGATACAAAAAGCAAAACTTCTATTTATGTAAATGAGAAGCAGATTATGCGATTAAATGACTCCTTGGATAAAGAGTATTTTAAGTTCCGTTTTGGTTTAACTGATAGTGATTTCAATAGTACATCAAAAAAGAAGGCAAAATATTTACAAGTAAGTGGGTCAACTGTAAGTTTCCCAATGTATGACAATTCATTTTATTTCTACTTTGGATTGAAAGATGGTGCAACCGCTCTGGATGAGTTTAAGAAACAATTTTTTTCAGTATGCAGGCAATCGGGTAGTTTGATTCAAAAGGACACCAATATTACACTTGGTGACCTGCAGGTGGTTTATGATGGTACATGCTCTGATAAACATGTGGGTAAAATAAGTCTTAAGGTGCGTGCTCACAAAGATTTATTCGAAGGTGGTATTACTGTCACTAATCTAACAACAAATGAAGAAAAATCAGGAATTACTAATGCAGATACAATAGAATTTACTGGATTATCGTCTGGTACTTATCAAATTCTTGTGGAAACTAATGACAAAACCATTTCAAAAGAATTTAGTATTATTGTTGACCGCATATCGATAAATGCTGCAGTATCGGCAGTTAAATTCACAAGGGATGTGAGCAAATTAAATGATTCAGATGTTTTCACTCTTAATCGAAAGGATTATGGTGGATATATTGAGATTGAAGATAATGTAATAATTTATAATTCAGGTTCTACATCAGGAGGTGATGAGGATGGCATAGGTAATTCAAACACTACTAATATACCATTATTTGATTTCGACCTCCCTAGAAATGGAACTCCTATACATTCATTAGAGATAAAATCAGCAAGTGATAATATAAAAATATATAATAGTTATTTAAACCCAAAACGATTTACAATTGATGGTATTGGTAGTGTGGATGTTCAAAAGAACAATAGAGGGAATTATATGATACCGGTTCATAAAGAAAATGAAGATTATACTATTACGGTTAATACTTTTATGAAAGACTGTAAACCATATTATGTTTCTGGTACTACCAGTAATTTATCTACAGAATCATGGTCATTAGGTACTGTACGCGTTAGTAATGCGATACCATTAAATATCATGTATAATGATGTTTCATATAGCGTTTATTTGGATAAATATGCAAGCAGAACAACCGACATTAATACAACTGAGGGATGGTGGATAGGTACAGGTTCGTCGAACTGGAGTTTGGAACCTGAAACCGTTCAATGGAAGATTAAGGAAGCGTTATACATGAATGAAATCTCTACAGATAAACCACATGTTGTGTCTATTGTTAATTCTGGTGGTCTTGCGCCATATACTGAAATTGTGAAAGGAATGAAAGGTGATTTCGTTACTACAACGGGAATCACTCGTTCTGATTTTGAAAACGTATTCACACCTACGCTAAATTTTGCCAGCAACGGAAAACGAAGGGGAAATTTCAGTTATCAGATTATGGATGTTAATGAGCAGAAGTTTCCTGAAAATCCGTTTGTATTCCCAGTGATTTACAAACCGTTCTTTATGGAAATGGGAGTGTGGTATTTTGATAGCATTGGAAAATATTACTTAATAGGTAATGTTTATAATGGCAAAACATGGAATTATAAAACCGAAGGTTTTAATAATTGTAAACTTAACACCGTTAATATTGCCAACTTTGCGACAATTACAAAAAGCGACCAAACAATGGAAATAGATGAACCTTTATTGACTTCAGATAAGGGTGGTTATGGTTATATGGGTCCCTACTTTAAGTATAATGGCAGAAAAGTATTTGTATCTCGCGAGGTGGAACCTATTACATATGGACTACATAATAACGGCAATTTAGGTAGTTTTGTCTTAACGGTAGGGTGTGAGCACAATGAAGTAAGCGGGTCTCAATATGCCGATTCAACTGAAGTCCGTAGAACTGATATGGAATTTTGTTCGCTAACAATGACGGGTAAAACCAGTGGTGGGAAATATCTTGTAAAATTCCTGCTAAATAATAGCAGTTCAAACTGTAATATGATTGCAGTTCCTGATGATGCAGAAAAAGGATATGTTTATCCGTTAAATGGCACGGTTCCAAACCTT